ATGGTGGTGGTGGAGCAGTTGATTCAGTTAATGGTCAGACTGGTGTTGTAGTGCTTGATGCAGATGATATAAGTGACTCGACAACTACAAATAAGTTCTTGACTTCGACTGAAAAAACGAATCTTATAAACCATCTTTCGAACACTTCGAATCCACATAGCACAACTGCGACACAAGTTGATGCTTTGCAAAGAGATGGTTCGAATGCGAACTCTAACATTAATATAGGTGAATATGAATTAAAAGCTGGTCAATTCACTTTAGATACTACACCAACTGGAACTGCATCTGTAGGTACTACACGATGGAATGACACACTTGGCTCGACAGAAACTACTTTAAAAGGTGGTAGTGTCATCTTGAAGAATGGAGTTGATTTAGTTGCGAGAGTAGTGAATAAAGTAACTCCTAATGCTACATTGACAAAAGCAGCATACCAAGCAGTTCGGGTAAGTGGCGCACAAGGTCAGAGATTAGCAGTTGCATACGCACAAGCAAATAACGATAATAATTCAGCAGATACTATCGGAATAGTATGCGAGACAATTGCTACGAATCAAGAAGGATTCATTTTGACTGTTGGTCAGTTAGAAGGTATCAATACAACTGGAAGTCTTCAAGGAGAAACTTGGGCAGATGGTGATGTCATCTATCTTTCTCCAACTATTGCTGGTGCATTGACTAATGTGAAACCAACTGGTGCAACTGGTCATATCGTAGTGATTGGATATGTCGAGTATGCACACGCAATCAATGGTAAGTTGTATATAAAAATTATGAACGGATGGGAGCTTGATGAGTTGCACAACGTGAATATATCTTCACCTTCTAACAATCAAATTTTAGCGTATACTTCATCTACTTCTTTGTGGGAAAATAAAAGTGTATCAACTGCTTTAGGATTCACTCCAGAAGATGTCTCTAATAAGCAAACAGACTTGACTGCAAGTGCGACTAAATATCCTACTATAAATGCAGTAAATACTGGACTTGCATTGAAGTCAAACTTAAGAAACACTCCAAGAATATTAGCCAATGACGAAAGTGGTATCACTTCAACTGGAACAGAGACTGTTTGTGCTACTATTCAGATAGACAACTTTGGAACTAATTGGGCGATGGATTTATTTTTAGATGCGATAAAAAGTGGTGCAACTTCGGGAACTCAAGCAAGAATTTATTTAAATGATACTGCGAACTTAAGTGGTACACCTACACAATTAGCTTTATCGCAGTCAGCTACGAACTCTAATAGAGTAACTCCTTTGTATCGTAAGATGAGTTATAAAAGTGGTACTTTAAAGATAGCAAATACAACCACAACTTTACAAAATGATTTGGCGAATCAATCGAATGCAAAATCCGAAATTACGATAGATTTAAATACTGCAACAACAAGATATTTAGTATTCACAATTCAAAGATTCTCAACGGCTGGAGATACTGTTACGGCTGGTCGACATCAAGTAATTTTATATCCTAACGTATAATGAAAGCATACTATTATAATAGCATCAATGGTTTAGTTTGTCAGTATTTCGATGAACAACCGAAGTTTGAATGTTTAGAAGTAACTGATGAATTAAGAGCATTAGTTGATTTAATGACTAATCCTATCTTGAAAGATGGAAAAATAGTTGAGAATGAGTAGAAAAGAGTTTATAGATGGTTTACAAAGTAAGTTTATATCTCGCAAGTTGCTTGTATTTCTTGTTGCTTGTGGTGGATTGTTTACTGGTAAGCTTACATCGAGTGACTTCGTTGTGATTGCAAGTGCTTATATGATAGCTCAAAGTGGAAAAGATATGATGTTGGAATATATAAAAGGAAGAAATAATGGATGATTTAAAAGTTTTAAAAGGCGAAATAGAAAGGATTCGACACCATATGGACTTGAATAAAAAAGCCACAGAAGAGAACACTCAACTTCTGGTAGACATAAAGACTACATTAGTTGGGAATCACTTAAATGAAGGTGGAATGGTGCGTGAACAGAGAATAATAAAAAGAGATGTTGAAGAACTTCAAGACTTCAAGAAAGAAGTCAATGTATACATTAAACAAGCGAAGTATTTTTTAGGTATAATTATCGGAGCAATTGTCACAATTACAATTAAATTATTCAGCAAATGAAACTAAACAACGATGGATATCGATTAATCTCGAAGCACGAAGGATTCAGAAGTAAACCATATCTATGTCCAGCAAAAATAGCTACTATTGGATACGGAAACACTTACTATCCAGATGGAACACGAGTGACTCTTTTAGATAAAGAAATCACAGAACAACAAGCATTCGAGATGTTCAAAGAAATAGCAGATAGATTTGCAAAAAAGGTAAGCAGATTAGTCACTTCTCCTATAAACCAGAATCAATTCAATGCTTTGGTTTCTTTTTCGTACAATGTAGGTTTGGCTAATTTTATGAAGTCTACTTTATTAAAAAAGGTGAATGCTAATCATAACGATGCATCAATCACTAACGAATTTATGAAGTGGAATAAAGCTGGTGGAAAAGAATTAAGAGGTTTAACTTTAAGAAGAAAGGATGAAGCACTTGTTTATTTTAGTTAGTCTGGTTTTCTTGAGTTGTGCATCTCGAAAAGTAGATGTAGACATTAAGAAAAAAGACTCGACAACTGTTCAAATCACTAAAGAGATTACTACTAAAAAGACAGATTCTACTTCTAACAATTTAGTAATTGATAAAACAGAAACAGATGAATTGATTATTGTTCCAATTGATTCTACAAAAGAAATAGTAGTGAACGGAAAGAAGTATTTTAACGCAGTTTTAAAGTACAAAAAAGTAAGAAACAACACTTATAACAATAACAAGGTAAAAGTCTCTAAAATTGAAGATAAAGCAGTTAAAACTAATAATCGCACAACATTAAAAACTAAAAACAAAACAAAAAAAATAGAGACAAATAACACAATAATTTATATATCATTATTACTTCTATTCATTTTACTTCTTATCATTGGTAATAGATTAAGAAGAATATATTTTTAGACACTTACCACCCACCTATGTTATTTTAAATTTCAGAAATGCTGGTTGAGTTGAATGATTGTCGGGTGGCACGAAAATAACAAAGGATAAACAATCGCAATATTCAAGCAGTCTTATTTTATCTGTTCCAAGCACCTTCCATCTTTGTTAGGTTGTGCAAGTCTTCAACGCATTGGAGTGACAAAGTTAAAATAAAATTAACTTAAGTATGTTTTTTTCTTATAAACATCTTGTAAATAAGTATAATTCATACCTAATAAGTATTATTCGTAAATTTGAAAATGAAATCCAAGAAACCAAAGAGCAAACTAATAAAAGAACTGGATATCTTGTTTAGTCAGTTTATTAGATTGTCTAATAGTATAGATGGATTTTGTAGTTGCGTGACTTGTGGCAGAGTCTACGAATGGAAAAAGATCCAAGCTGGTCACTTCATTTCAAGACAACACTATTCAGTAAGATGGGATGAAAGAAACGTAAAGCCACAATGTTATGGTTGCAACGTGATGCAACAAGGAAGGCAGTATGAGTTCAGCAAGTATCTTGGTCAAGAGTTGTCAGAAGAATTGTATCTCTTGTCTAAACAAACAAGAAAGATCTCCGAGATTGAACTTCAAGAAATGATAGAACATTATAAAAATAAGATTGTCAGTTTTTCATAATTTTTAGTTAATTGTTTGAAAATGGGTGGATTAAGGTCTACCCATTTTTTTTTAAAATGTTAAAATTTTGTTAAAGTCAATCAACAGACTTGTCAATTAAAAATAACCTATTACTTTTACACCATCAAACAATAATAATATGGAAAATAAAACAGACATTTTTGCAACAAAAACTGCAGTAGAACTATTCAAAGAGTGCATTGAGTTCTACATCCCAGAACAATATCAAGAGAAGTTCTTGAATGTTTACGAAGAGTGCAGAGAGATTGAAATGAAGCAATGGGATACTCAACGCATAAGAGGTATTATCGAACAGTTAAACCGAAAACTATATTAAAATGAAAGACTTAATCGACTTCCAGCGTTATCAGATTGAAACGCTACAAAAGAGAGTGTGTGAGCTTGAATCACAATTGAATGAAGTGAAACAATATTGTTTCGAATTGTGCGAAGATGCACCTTCAGAGTATAAAAGAATCATTAAACAAACAATCTACGAGTTATGCAAGAGTTAAGCGAAAAGTTATCAGCAATCCAACGAGAATTCAAGAGTAAGAAATCGAAGTTCAATTCATTTGGTAAATACTATTTCAGAAGTGCAGAAGATATCCTTGAAGCACTAAAACCAATGAATGAAAAATATGGTGTATATTTCTTGATTAAAGAAAAGTTAATCGGAAACGCAATAATCGAATCAAAAGCGTATATTTGCGATGTAAACGGAATCAATTCAATTTGTGCTACTGCAATTGTTGGAGTTGATTTAGAACAGAAAGGTATGCAGACACCACAAGCTTATGGATCAGCGAGTTCATATGGAAAGAAATATGCTCTTGGGAACTTACTTCTAATCGATGACACGCAAGATGCAGATGCGATTAATACGCACGATGTTAAGAAGACATTGAACATCAACACACCAGAATTCACTAAAGCGATTGAGTTCGTGAAAGGTGGTGGAGATTTATCTAAAATCGAAGAAAAATATAATTTGAGTAAAGAAGCTAAAAATCAACTATTAAAAATCAAGTAAAATGAGTGCAATTATTTCCTTAAGTATCGATGTGACAAAAATCGACAAATCAAAATTAGTGAAAGACAAGTATCTAAATTTAGATGTTATCGTAAACGATGAGACCAACAACTTCGGACAGAACGTGAGTGCATCGCATTCGCAATCCAAAGAAGAGAGAGAAAGAAAAGTTTCTAAAGTGTATCTTGGAAACGGAAAAGTTAACTGGACAAACGGACAAATCGTGAAAGCAGAGCCAGTTGCTACAAACCAAACACAACAACGTGGTAGAGTTGAAGAGACTTCAGATTTACCTTTTTAATTAATTGGGAAGGGTAACACCTTCCCTTTTTTATGAAATTATGACAACAAATCTTATAGACATTCAGAAAAAGATACTCGATGTGAAGTATGGAAGAGTCAAAGAAGGACTCAAACTTGACATCGATGAGATAGATGAATTCATTCGCTTTAAACCTGCGAACTTCAATGTTATAATCGGTCACGCAAATGTGGGTAAGACAACAGTCATCCTATATCTGATGACTCTTTACACGATTAAGCACAACGTGAAGTGGTTGATTTTCTCCAGCGAGAATACTGACTATTCGATGGCACGAAAAATCCTTGAATTTAAAAAAGGTAAACCTATTCAGAAAATGGCAGATGATGAAATCGAGTACGGACTTGCTTGGGTTTTTCAGAACTTCAGAATCATTAATGTGGATAAAGTCTACACCTACAAGACTCTAATGGCAGAAGCGAAAGAAATCAAGCAAACATTCGACTACAAAGGATTCTTAATTGACCCATACAATTCACTTGCTAAAGACAAAGAGCTTATAAAATCAGTAGGCAGTCACGAATATGACTATGAAGTATCAAGCGATATGAGACTCTTCTGTAAAGAGAATGATGTATCTATTTGGTTGAACACTCACGCAGTTACAGAAGCATTAAGAAGAGTTCATCCAAAGTACGAAGACAAGAAAGAACAACATAAGTTTGCTGGACTGCCTATCCCACCAAATATGGCAGATGTCGAAGGTGGTGGTAAATGGGGCAATAGAGCAGACGATGTGATTACTATTCATAGATACACCCAGCATTCACTTGACTGGATGTATTCGGAGTTGCACGTTAGAAAAGTCAAAGAAGTAGAGACTGGTGGCAGACCAACACCTATTGATAATCCTATTCGATTACGAATGAAACAAGACAATGTTGGATTTCTTCTTAATGGAGAAGACATTATTATCAACGAATCTGTTAATAAAATAAATCTATCTCCTTTTTAAATTAACTTAATTTTACTTATGCAAATAAACAATCACATACAAGAAATTCTGAACACTACTTCGAGAGCATTGCTTTACAACTCGGACAATCCAGAACTTAAGTCAATCTTTAAGGATATAGTTGAGAGACTTCACGCTTGTCAAGATATAATGAGATTAGATGACAAGTACAAACTAAACGAGATTAGTGAAGCACTTGATTCTGTTGTGGCATTAGACTCGGAATTAACACATCTGGAAGTCACTATTCAGATTAAGCCAGTTCTAAAGGAAAAGAAGACTGCAAAGATATCTGCTAAACTATACACGATATGATACAACTAATTTCAATTATCTTAATTCTATTTCTACTTCGGCAATTCTTTTTGTTTGTCAGAGATAAGGAGTTAATTTTTGCAGTAATTCAAGGATTTATTGTGGGTGCTTTATACGATGTAGAAGAAGATGGAGAAGATAAGTACCACACAATACAGATTTGTCTTGGATTTGTCACAATTAATATCTTATGGGAGAATTAAGATGGTTGGAAAAGGTTGCAGAAATGCACGATGAATGGGTTAAGATAGCGAATCTATATCCAGTTGATGACTACGCAGAAGACATCGTACAAGAGTCTTATATTACTCTTTACAAATACGCAAATGAATCCAAAATAATTGATGTAAACGGAAACGTAAGAAAAGGATATGTCTTTTTCACTATACGAAGCTTGTGCCTTCAGTATATTAATAAGAAAAGAAAAATCGATAAAGTAGACATCTCGACTTGTTTCAATATCGCAGAAGAAATAACAATCGAAGAGAAAGAAGCATTCGATTTCATCTGTAATAAAGTAGATAAACTGCTGAAGGATGTTCACTTCTACGATGAGAGACTGTTCAAAGTGTACCGAGATTCTGGTTTGTCAATGAGAAAATTAGCAAAAGAAACCAATACATCTTTGGTGACTATATTCACTTCACTTAAAGAGACAAAGAGATACATCTTCGAGAACTTGTTCGAAGACTGGATTGACTATAAAAATGGGGATTTAGAACTTAATTAATTTAATATGGCTAAAAGAAAATCAAAAGGATTAGGTGACACAATTGAGAAAATCACAGAAGCGACTGGAATCAAGAAAGCAGTTGAATTGTTTAGTGAAATTACTGGCATCGATTGTGGCTGCGATGAAAGAAAAGAATTATTGAACAATCTTATTTCTTATCGCAAGAAAGTCAATTGCTTAAATGAGTCAGATTACAACTATCTGAAGGAATTATTCGAAAATAAGACTAATAGATTGACACCTATCCAGCAGTTCAGATTGATGGAAATCTACAAGAATGTGTTCGAAGTGCAACTGGAACAAACAAGTTGTGACTCGTGCTGGAGAACAACCATCGCTGAACTTCGCAAGATATACGATGTCTATGGTAAGCAAGAATAGATACAATTATTGCTTTCGTGTAGGAAATAATGCAGAGCAAAGATTCAAGGCATTAGTGGAAAAGACTGGTTTGTCTTGTTTGCCATCTTCTGACCAAGAAAATATGGTAGATAAGATTGATTTCTTTGTATCTGGAAAAGGTGTTGATGTAAAAGGAAACAAGCATCTTGATAACATCTGGTTGGAGATCACTAATGTTCGTGGCAACAAAGGTTGGTTGTATGGCAAGAGTGACTATATCGCAATCGAGATTGTCGAACTTGAAGCATTCTGCGTTTTTCCAACTTCTGAACTCGCAAAATACACAGAACAGTTCACTAAAGTGACCGATAGCAAATTAGACTATTACAAACTTTATACGAGAAAAGACAGAAACGATATTATTGTGAAAGTTACATACGATGACATCAAGCATTTAGAGAAATTTAAAATTAACTATTAAAATGAAAGACAATCCTATTCAATTAGAGTATTTGAAATTCGTGCTTTTAAGCCAATTGACGCTTGAAGCAAACGAGAATCTATACTTCACGCAGCAGTATAGACAACAAATAAAGAATCTCGGCAAGAGATTGAACAATGAACTTGAGTCTGTAGTGAGAGATGAATACGAAAAAATCTACAACACAGACAGAGAGATGACAACCAACATTCTTCGAAGTATGGAAGAACTTGTCCAGAAGATAGCGAAGTCTACCATTGACGATATGGTACTTTTGAATGCTATCATAGACAAGTACAAAGACAATAAAGAGTGGTTTTTAGAACACGCAAATGCAGAATTCTTAAAATTGGATATATGAGACCTACACACTACGACAAAGAGATAGATGTAATTGACTTCGTGAAGTTACACGAACTTAATTTCAATGAAGGAAACGTGATAAAATACGTCACAAGAGCAAGAAAGAAAGGTAATCAAATAAAGGATTTGGAGAAAGCTATTGATTATTTAGAGAGAGAACTGGAGCATATAAGAAAAGAACAGTCAAGATGGATAGAATTGAACAAGTAGAAGAAGAATTTCGATTGATTAAACTTCTAAAAAAGCAAGAAGCACTCCTAATGAAAGGATGTAACGATGAGAAACTGAACGATAAGATTAGACAACTCCAAAACAATAAATATGCCAGAAGTAAGAAGTGACGAAAGTCAAAAAGAGTTCATTCAACGATGTATGTCGGATGAGCAAATGAACAAAGAGTTCCCAGAAAGAGACCAACGCTATGCAGTTTGTCAAGCGAAATTCAAAGAAGGTAGCAAATAGTCTACCTTTTTTTATACCCGAAAAGGTAACTTATAAGTGAATTTCTTATTATTTCTTATTATTTATACCTTAATGGGTATATGTTAAAATTTTGTTAAAGTTAACAAGGTTGTTAATTATATTCAAAATAATACTATATTTGACACATCAAACAATTACAAAATGAAAGGACAAAAATTACTTAACGAGATACTTGATTTCATCACCGATTTTGAATATCAAGAAGTAGGTCAAACGAGATATGATGTTGACTTAATTATTAACCATCTTCAATACGGATACATCACATTCGAAGTGAATGTCGAAGAAGATGAAGAGATGTATGTGGACTTAATGTTCTACAAATCAATGAGAGGAGATGTGACACTTCTAAACGCAGAAATCACTCAATTGAGTGGAGAGCTTTGCGATGACTTACCTAACCTACGAGAGCATTTAAATAATCAATTAATCAAATATATCGGAAAGAAATTATGACACCAAAAAAGACACAAAATGAAAAAATCCTTTTTGCAAAGTACCAAAAGTGGTTGCATTCAGAAGAGGTCATCCCACAAGATGTTGTGAACGAATATTTAACTGACTTAAAAAAACTAAAAAAATGAGAACTACTTTTGACTTAATTATTGCATCTGTTGGTTGTTTGAGTGACAACAACTATATTTGTGCTGGAGTGTTGGTTTATGTATTAATACGTTTAAAAATGGAATTCGATGGAAAAGCAGAACATCCTTGACCAGTTGAACTTGCTTTACGATTTAGCAAGATATCAAGAAAATGTCTTTATGGCTAACAAGTTGCTGGAGATTCGCCAATCATTAGCAGACTTATGGATAAAAGAAGAATACTACTACGAACAGATTAGAAAAACATTAAGCAATGAAGACAGTTAATAGTATTTCTGGTGGACAAACTTCTGCGTATATTGCTGCAAATTACCCAGCAGATTACAATGTTTTTGCTTTAGTGACTACTGATGACATTAAATGTCAGTATCCAGATGCAAAAGTTAGGCAAATGGTAAGCGATAAGATAGGCAGAGAGTTTATTGGAACATTAGAAGACGATGTTATAATTCAGACTATTTTAGAACTCGAACAATTTATAGGCAGTGAAATAGTTTGGTTATCACCTAAAACTTTTGATTCGGTAATTGATTCTTATAAGATGCAAAATGGCAAATCTTTTTTGCCTAATCAAATGATGAGATATTGTACTGTTGATATGAAGGTTAAACCAATCGCACAATGGTGTTATGACAATACTGATTTACCTATTGAGATGCGAATCGGATTTCGTGCTAATGAAATTAAAAGAGCTAATAAAATGATTGAAAGAAATCTAAACGGCTACGAATCTTTTAAATTTAAAGTAGGAGAGAAAAATGGTAGAAATGTATGGAAAACTTTACCATATCGAAATGTTAAATTTCCATTGATAGAGGATAATATTTATAAGGATACTATTGTCGAATATTGGAAAGATAAACCAGTTAAATTTGCTTACAAAAACAATTGTGTTGGATGCTTTCACAGAAACGAAATGTTTCTAAAACATATTTCTGAAAAAAGTCCAAAGCAGTTGAATTGGTTTGTTGAGCAAGAAAAGAAAAATAATTCAACTTTTAAGAAAGGAATAACGTACGAAAAAATAAAAAATTATAACTTGCAACACGATTTGTTTGATTCAGATTTCAACGATTGTGATACTGGGTATTGTGGACTTTAATAAATTTAAATAATATGATAACAACTTTTGACAACAAGAAATGGAATAGAGAGACTATCCTTGCAGAAATGATTAACGATGACTTCTATTATGGTTATCTCGGACAGAATGCTTTATCGGCATCTTCATTAAAGACTTTGATTAAGTCACCAAAAACTTTTCATTATGTGCGAAAGTATGGAAGTGGTGAGACACAAGCATTGAGAGATGGAAGACTATTTCACACAATGGTTTTAGAGCCACATAAGATAGAAGATATGGTCTTCATTGATGGCACTAAAGCGACTAAATTGTATAAGGAAGCAGTTGCAGAACACAAGAGAGATGTCTACACGATGAGTGAGAAAAATGAAGCAGAACGATTGGCAGATGCTTTACTTAAGAATCACGAAGCGATGGGATTAATCTCGAAGTCAGAGTTCGAAGTTCCAGCGATTGAAATGATTGATGGACTTCCGTTCAGAGCAAAAGCAGACATTCTAAAGTCTAATATGATTGTGGACTTGAAGACCACAACTGACATCGGGAGCTTTAAGTATTCAGCTTATAAATATGGCTACGATTTACAAGCGTATCTTTATTCTTTGATGTTTAATGTAGATGAGTTCGTATTTTTGGTGATAGATAAAGGAAGCACAGACATCGGAATCTTTGAGTGTTCAGAAGAATTTCTTGAATCTGGGAAACAAAAACTTCAGCAAGGAATCGATAACTACGAGTACTTCTTCAAAAGCGAAGGCATCGATTTGCACGACTATGTAATAAAAGGTATTTTATGACAGATAAAGCAATAGAATTCTATAATATCACCATCTTTGATATGATGAATGGTACTTCAATAGAAGACATCGAAATGATTCTAAAGGACTACGAAGAAGAAGAAGAGTTCGAGATTTGTCAAGGCATTTACGCAGCATTAGAGATGGTGAAATATAATATTGATTTCAGACTTATAGATAAAAAAAACTTAAATAAAATAACATATGACAACGATTAACGACTACATTAAGAAGAGAATTAAAGACATTGCAGACATCAATGTGAACAAAGATACCAGACAACGAGAGATAGTTGAATATAGAGCTTTATATTGCTTTCTGATAAGGAAGTACACGAATCAATCACTACCACAAATTGCTAAAACTTTGAAAAGAAATCACGCAACAATCATTCACTCACTTAAATGTTTTGAAATGTACGAAAGATACAACGAGAAGTTAAGAACTGCCAGAACAGTTATCGAAGATGAACTCGTTAATAAGACAGAATTCACCATTTCCAGTAAGACACTATCTCAAGAATTACTATCTTTAAATTACGAATTAAGAGAAGAGATAAAAAGACTAAAGAAGTTAGAGAAATATCTTAACACTCCGACATTCATTTCTAACTTAATCGATAACTACGAAAATTTAAATAATTTTGAAAGAGTCCAAGTCAAAGAATCCATCGAATCAATTACATCCAGATACCAAGTTGAAGATTGTAGCAGTTAATAAGCAAACTATGGAAAGACACGAAAAGATAGGCACATTTCAAGAATGGGAAATGATGACTAAAAAAAGAATATTGTATTACTATTACGCTTATCAACTTTAATGGTTTAAACTATCACAAAACTTTATTATAAGACTTAATGTTGGAATTAAGCAACATAAAAATTAAAAAAAGATGAAAAACAAGACTTACTATTGGACTACCAGAGCTGGAGAGAAAATAAATGTAGATGATATGGACATCACGCATTTAAGAAACGCTTTGAAAATGATTTTGAGAAATGTAGAAAATCAACCTAAAAGAATTAATTTCACATTGAATGGTGACATTGCCAATGATTTCAATGATAAGATGGAAGAGTATGAATATTACGATGAACAATTTTAAAAACTAAAAATATGGAAACTATTAAAATTAAAAACAATGATTGTGAGTATACATTTACTCATCACGATTATGAAGGTCAAATTTTTTATAATTTTTATGAAGATGGAAAAATACTTTATGAAGCAGTAGATTATGGAGATGGAATAGAATTCGAAGGGAAAGAATTTAATTACGATGAATTTGCTGAAATGTATTTATTTTTACGAGCAATTATAAAAACCGATACTTACTTAATGGGAGAGTATATCGCTTCGACTGAAACTAAATTATTTGATTTGTAACCTTAAAAAATTATAAGAAATTAAGAGTATAACCTTAAAAACACATAAAATGGCAGACATAAGTAAGTGCAACGATTCAAGTTGCCCATCAAAAAATAAGTGCTATCGATTTACTGCACCAGATTCATTCTATCAATACTACACCAACTTCAATCGTGAAGAAGATGCAGATAATTGCGAATACTACTGGGAACTTAACATCGAAGAGCTTAAAGTAACCGATGCGATAATCTTCGACAAACTATGACAATCTACTGACTTGTTTATTTTTACTAAAACAATAGTTGAATTTTATTGTTATGGATAACAGAAAAAACAATGGTGGAAATTCTACCAAATCATTAGGACCAGATAAGAGAAAGAACGAATATCGCAAAGCATTAGAGATGGCTGCTGGAGTTGAAGAAGTCATTGAAGTACTTCAATCAGTTTACAAGAAAGCGACTCTGCATTCAGATATGAAAGCAGCACAACTATTCCTTGAATACTATCTCGGAAAGCCAAAGCAAGATATCGACATATCTTCAAGCGAAGGATTCAGCATCAACTTCAAAGAGCTTGTGAAGTTTGGTAACGATTAATCCTAAATACCAAAGCATCGTAGACAACGATTCACGATATTACATAGTGACTGGTGGAAGGGGAAGTGGGAAATCGTATTCGATAAACCTTCTTCTTTCTCTATTGACTTTTGAACGTGGTCATATTATCTTGTTCACACGATATACACTTCGGTCTGCTACTATTTCAATCATTCCAGAGTTCCTTGAGAAACTTGAAACATTGGGGATCGAATCACATTTTCACATCACTAAAGATGAGATAGTCAATAAGCAAACTGGAAGCAAGATACTATTTCGTGGAATCAAGACATCTTCTGGTGACCAGACTGCGAACTTGAAATCTCTTCAAGGAGTTACAACGTGGATACTGGATGAAGCAGAAGAACTTACAGATGAAGATACCTTCGATAAGATAGACTTATCTGTTCGACAAAGAGACAAGCACAATAGAGTCATTCTTATTCTGAATCCGACTACGAAAGAGCATTGGATATATCAACGATTCTTCGAGAGTAAAGGAGTAAGCGAAGGAACGAACACAACGAAGAACGATGTCACTTACATTCACACAACGTATTTAGACAACATCAAGAATCTGTCAGAGTCTTATATCAAGCAGATTGAATTGATGAAAGAGACTCGACCAAAGAAATACAAGCATCAAATCTTGGGTGGGTGGCTTGATAAAGCAGAAGGAGTCATCTTTTCTAACTGGTCGATTGGGAACTTTCAACCTATAAACAAAATTGTTTACGGATTGGATTTTGGATGGTCACCAGACCCGACTGTTCTCGTTCAGACGTGTATAGATTCATCTAACAAACGAATCTATCTCAAGGTGTGTTTCTATAAGAACGCACTATCAACTGGTCAGATTTACGACTTATGCAACTATCACGCAAAGGATTCTCTTATCGTAGCAGATAGTGCAGAAAAACGTCTAATCAACGAACTCAAACAAAAAGGATTGAACATTGTAGAAGCAGAGAAAGGTCAAGGTAGTGTTACATTTGGAATCTCTTTATTGCAAGACTATGACTTGATTATCGATGAAGATTCAACTGAACTAATCAAAGAGCTTAACAACTATGTTTGGCTGGAAAAGAAATCAAGCACTCCTATTGATGCTTACAATCACGCAATCGACTCTATAAGATACGCAGTCACCTATCAATTGGAGAATGCTCACAAAGGAAATTACTATGTATATTAAGCCATCTTTCGAGATGGTTTTTTTGATTATACATATCTATATTTAGGTTATTTTTAAAGAAAACAAAATGAAGTTAGAAATTGATGTACCAGAAAAATTAAGTGAGATATCTGTTGAGCAGTATCAACGATATGTCAAACTATTGCAAGAGAATGAACTATCTGAATTCACAACGCAGAAAACAGTTGAAATCTTCTGCAAGTTGAAGTTGTCTGAAGTAGCCAAGATTAGTTATAATTCAGTCAACGAAATCATTGACCATCTGAATGACTTATTCACGCAAGAACATAAGTTAGTTCAGACTTTCAAGATAAAAGACACAGAATTCGGATTTATTCCTAATCTGGAGAAGATGACATTCGGAGAGTTCGTAGATTTAGAGAATTACATCTATAAGACTGAAGACTACCACAAAGCGATGGCAGTACTTTACAGACCAGTTACGAAGAAGAGTGGTAACTTGTATGAAGTGTTTGAATATCGTGGAACTGAAGAGTTCTCTGACTTAATGAAGTACGCTCCATTAGACGCTCTATTGGGTGCTTTAGTTTTTTTTTGCGATTTAGCCAACGAATTAAGGAACGCTTCGAAGCACTATTTATCTCTGGTGCAGCAACAAATGACAGAACAAGAGAAACAAACTTTGCACGAAAATGGGGATGGTATCAATCCATTTACGCAATTGCAAGAGGCGATGTCTTACGATTTGGGGATGTCACTCGACTTCAAGTTACTGAAGCACTAATGTGGTTAACATTCGAAAAGGAAAAAACAGAGATTGAACTTGAACAACTAAAAAGAAAATAATGTACTACGAAATACTAAAAGCAATTAAAGACACACTATCTGAAGATTCATTTGTGAATACTATCTCTACTGGTAGTATATATGATTTTGACTTGAAGAAACAAACGATGTTTCCGTTGAGTCATATTATAGTTAATAACGTGAATTATAATTCAAATGTGTTTACGTTCAACATCTCAATTATCTTCGCAGATGTAGTTGATGTAAGCAAAGAAGAAGTGGTTGATTACTTCGTAGGGAATGACAACTTACACGATATACACAACACTCAACTAATGGTAGCGAATAGATTCCTTGATTTGTTTAATAGAGGTGACATTCGTAAAGATGGATACGAATTGACTGGTACACCTTCGTTAGAACCATTTGATGACAGATTCGAAAATGGTGTAGCTGGATGGACATTGACATTTGATTTGGTAGTGAAAAATGATATGACCATATGTTAAGCCAAGAGACACAAAAAGCACTATCATTATTCGCAAAGAATGTTGTTCAAGAATCGAAGAATAACCTTCGTGACCAGAAGAAGAATGCATCTTACAAATTGTGGAAGTCTATTACTTACGACTTGAAGGTACACAAGAATTCTTTTTCATTAGACTTCTTAATGGAAGACTATGGTCACTATCAAGACAAAGGTGTTAGTGGTAAGTTAAGAAAGTTCGATACTCCTTTCTCTTACAAGTCAAAGATGCCACCACCATCTGCTTTCGATAAGTGGATAGTTGCAAAAGGAATTGCACCAAGAAACAATGGTAAATTCGCAAGTAGAAAAGGACTTAAAAGAGCAATCTCAAGAAAGATATTTAATTACGGAATAAAGCCATCACTTTTCTTTACTAAACCATTCGAAAAGCATTTTCAAAATATACCTAATGAAGTTGTCGAAGCTTACGGATTAGACATCGAAACATTCTTAAAATTCACACTATGATAGTAATATTAGCAAGAAGTCCATATCTTATACAAATAGATGAGTCTATGCAAATAGCAGGAAAGGTTGACATCTTTCTATGGCACAAAGGAGAGACAGAACCAACATCTCCTACTTATACACTTGAGAAAGTAATTCGAGGAGATGACAATAGACAACTATGGTTTAATGTTTCTCCGTATATCATTGAGAGAATCAACAATGTAGTTCCAGACCAAACTGCTACCAATATTGCTGGTGATGCTAACGGAATAGGAAATGCTCTTTTCCCACAACCAGCCGAAGAAGAGAACGATGCTTGGTGCTTTGTCAAGTTAGTGACTTCTTACAAGAATCTTGCTGGAACTTGGAATGAAATCGATGAAGAATACTATGTCGCAGTCAATGGGTGGGGTGCGTATCAACAAGGATTCAACTACACTCCAGACACAGAATTATTAATGGGAACAGAGATAGTTCATCTTGCTAATAGTAGCCAGATATTACGATTCCCTAATTACTACGGAACAAACATTTCTGGATTCAGATACTTCAATGTATTAATCGACCACGATGGAACGAGTGAAACAGTTGCTCGATATTTGCCTTATGAAGGTGCGCCTTCAATATACAGATATGATGAAGTTGTTTTAGATGCATCCGATGCTGCTGGAATCTACAATTTTAAGATACCATATCAAGTGTGTATAGACAATTTATACGATGGCAATGTTGTCTATTTAGTGACTGACTTGAACTCGGAAGAAATGCCAGTCTTTAAAGTAGAGACACCTTGTGAAACTAAATATACACCAGTTGAGTGTGCATTCATTAATAAGTTAGGTGGATGGTCTTATATTACTTTTTACAAAGCAAGAACAAACTCGTATAGTGTCGAAGCGAAAGAGTATTCATTCCTTCAGACAATTCCTTATAATACTGCAATAGGAGAAAAGAAATCATTCAACTATGACTTGCGAGAAAGCGTAAAGTTGAATACTGGATTCGTTGAAGAAAATTACGAGAATGTCATTAAGGAGTTAATGGTGTCAGATACTATCTTATTAGACTTTAAGCCAGTAACATTAAAGACAAAATCGATGCAAGTCAAGACTTCATTGAGAGACAAGGTCATCAACTATGAAATAGAGTTCGAATACAACTACAACCTAATGAATGATATGATATGATAGTTCAACTATACATAATGATTGACGGAGAGCCACAACGATTGGAGTTGTATAAAGATGAGAAAATTTCGCTCACACAGAATATCATAAATTACCAAGATATATCGAAAGTCTTCGCAGATTATTCGCAGTCATTCACTATTCCTTGCTCTAAAGTGAACAATAGAATTTTGTCGCATTGGTACGAAAATAGTGTGAATGATTCCTTTGACCATCGAGTAAGATACGATGGGTATATCGAGATAGATACACTTCCTTTCAAGGATGGGAGCTTTCAGTTGGAGTCTGTTTCTTTTAAGAATGGTCAACCAGAATCTTACAAGATAACTTTCTTCGTTAGATTATTCGTCTCTTAACCATCCATTCCTTGCATCAGAAATCTTGACAAGAATTACTTCATCATCGAACTACGAAGTTAGATATCCTTTGTTTGCTCATAATAGATTGTATGACTTTGGTGGTGGTGGTGCTAATGATGTGACAACGAATACTGGAGCAATACAATGGAACTCTTTGTTCCCAGCGATTAAAGTTCCAAAGATAATGGAATTGATTCAATCGAAATACGGAATCAGTTTTAGTTCTATTTTCTTAACAACGTATAACCAATATAAAAAGTTGTGGATGCTACTAAAGAATGCAGAAGTAATGGTAGCACAATCTGCACCTTTGAAGATAAACTTCACGAGTAAGTCTGCTGGATTTCCAGCGATGGACTTGACAAACGATGACTGCGATATCAGACCATCTGACTGGACTTATATCGGAACACCTAACGTAGATTTGTTTGACCAACCTTTCACGATTAAGTTAAGAATCTTCACAACATCAACTGCAACATATCGAATTAACTATTTAAAGAATGGTCAATTGGTAGGTAAGAGTGACGTGGTTTCTGGGAATCAGATTATCGATGTGAGTTCCTTAAAGGCAGGTGGCACACCAAACAGAGTGAGTTTTGAAATGGTGTCAGATGCTGCAATGACTTTCACAACTGAACTTCAAGTAAGATACTATCATTCACAATTTACTGCTGGTGGATTCATAACTTATGACCAGACAAAAACTGCTACGAGTGCATCGCAAACTACTACGCAAGATGTGAACATTCAAAACTATGTTCCAGACATCAAGGTGTATGACTTTTTTATGGGATTAGTAAAGATGTTTAATCTTGTTATTGTTCCAAAATCAGAAACAGAATTCACTATTGAACCATTAGAATTATGGTATTCGATTGGTGCGAAAAATGACATCACAGAATTCGTTCAGAAAGAATCTATTGAAGAGAAGAAACCATCAATCTTTAAAAAGATAGACTTCAAATATGAGAATTCAGAGAATATCTTGAATGCTAAATTCAGAGAACTGTTCACTTCTATTCGTGGATTCGACTACGGAGATTTATCATATACTTCAGTTACTGACATCACAGAAGCAAAATACGAAATCAAACTTCCATTCGAGAATGTGATGTACGAAAGAGACAACGGAAGCACACTTTTAACTACTACATTCAAGAAAATGGATTTGAACAACTATGTGCCAAAACCAGTTCTAATGTATGAGAATGGATTGACAGACTCAAAGAATAGTGCTGGTACTACAACATCAATGAAGTACTACAATGGAAGTACTTATCAAAACATCAATGGTTATTTTAGATTTAGTAATGAGTTGTCTTTAGTGCCAAACGATAACACAAATGTTCTATCACTAAATTGGAATGAAGAGATAAGTGCTTGGTCTTTGAATGTTATTATAAATGGCTTGTATTCAAGAGTTTACGATAACTTCATCGAGAATCTTTATAATATTAAGTCAAGATTATTCAATGTAAAATGTAAATTGACTTCAAAAAAGTTGTATGAATTAAAGATGAATGATATCATTTTCATCGGAGATAAGCGATATGTAATAAACAACGTGACTACTGACTTGACAACTGGCGAGTGTGACTTCGAATTGATGACTGATTTTAGAGAAGGAATAAATGGTCAGGTAACATTTGTTGGTACTGGTATTGGTTTTAGAATGTCGAATATTGAATCTATGATTATACCTAAAGATGCACTCAATGTAGACATCGTTGCATTCATTGGAGAGTTCGAGCAATTCGACTATATCGCATCACCAAATAGTCTTCTCACTTATGTCTTGAAAACTGGTGTCACAGAGACTGAAGAATTTAATCTTACAATGCCATCGAATACTACTGGAGTTGAAAGAAGTGATTCTGTGGTTATCAAGTACTATCTCGATGGTGAAGAGTACTACTATTTTATAAACGTAATTCAAGAAGGATGATAAAATTAATTTTACAAATGTTGCCATTCGTAGAGACTGGACTCGGAACAAACATAGACATAGCAAAAGGAAAATACCAATATCCTACTAACCTAAAAGAAATAAGCAAAGTATGGCAGTCAAGAAAATAATAGATTTAGAAGTTCAATCGAATGCTGATGAAGCAGTTGGATCATTAAGAACTCAACTACGATTAGCACAACAAGAAGTTGCTGCGTTATCTGAAAAGTTTGGAGCAACATCAAAAGAAGCAGTTGAAGCAGCGAAAAGAGCAGCAGAGCTTAAAGATAGGATTGGTGATGCTAAAGCATTGACAGATGCGTTCAATCCAGATGCGAAATTCAAATCTTTGAGTGCATCATTGAGTGGTGTTGCTGGTGGATTCTCGGCAGTTCAAGGTGCAATGGTTTTGATGGGTAACGAGTCTGAAGCAGTAGAGAAATCACTTTTGAAAGTTCAATCTGCGATGGCATTGTCTCAAGGACTTCAAGCATTGGGAGAAAGTGCAGATTCCTTCAAACAACTAAAAGCAGTAGCAGTCAATGCTATGAATTCAATCAAGGCAGCTATTGGTGCAACTGGTATTGGTCTTCTTGTAGTTGCGTTAGGTGCTATCTATACATATTGGGATGATATCAAAGAAGTAGTAAGTGGTGTAAGTGAAGAGCAAGAGAAGTTGAATGCTGAAACTGCTAAAGATGTTGCTTTAAATAAAAAGAAACTTGATAGTATTTCTGCTCAAGATAACATCCTAAAACTTCAAGGGAAAACCGAAAGAGAAATTCTTCAGATAAAAATCAAGCAAACGGATGAAGCGATTAAAGCTGGAGAAGCACAGATAACTGCACAGATTGCTACGAATAAAGCACAAGTAGAAATTGCTAAAAGAAATAAAGACATTCTTGAAGGATTATTGAAATTGGTTTCTTTACCTATTACTGCCGTATTAAAAGGAATTGATTTGATAGGCGATGCTCTTGGAGAGAATCTTAATTTATCTGGTAAGTTCTTTGGTGGAATGGCATCTTTAGTTTTTAATCCCGAAGAAGTATCGAAGAAAGGAGAAGAGACTCTTCAAGCACAAAGAGATGCTTTGGTTAAGTTGAAAAACGATAGAGCTGGATATGTTTTAGGAATTCAAAATATAGATAAACAAGCAGCAGATAAAGCAGCAGAAGATGCAAAAGCAAATGCAGATAAATTGCTTGAGATTGAAAAAAAGAAATACGAAAATTTAAGAAAAGAAGCAGATGACTTCTTTGAGAAAGGTAGACAAGCACAAGAAGAGTTTGATAAGAATCTGGATAATCAATTAAACAAACTTAATAGTTTGGTTTTGCCAGAAGACCAAGCAGTTATTGATGCTGAAAAAAAAGCAAAAGAACTTGAATCTTTCAATGGTACTTTAGGTGAAAAACAAGCAATGCTTGACTCTTACTATCAATGGGTGAATGACAATGAGATGTTGTCTGAAGAACAAAAAGATTTTTATAGAAGACAAGGTCTTGAAAGAGAAAAGATTCTAAATAGTCAAAGATTAGATTTGACGCAACAGACACTTGGAAAATTATCAACTATTTTTGGTGAATCTTCGAAAGCTGGTAAAGCATTTGCAGTTGCTCAAGCGTTGATAAACACTTATCAAGGTATTACGGCTGAACTTGCTACGAAAGCAGTCACTCCTTACGAAATAGGATTGAAAGTTGTGAATGTTGCTTTCATTGCGAAGACTGGTTTTGATGCAGTAAAAAAGATTCTTGCCACACAAACTAATGGTAGTGGTGGTAGTGCATCTATGGGTGGTATGGTAGGTGCTGCTCCACAAGCTCAACCACAATTCAACGTAGTTGGAAATACTGGAGTAAACGCATTAGCGAACTCTATCAATCAGCAACCTATACAAGCTTACGTTGTTGCTCAAAATGTGACTTCTGCTCAATCTATGAACAGAAACATAGTTCAATCTGCAACACTTGGTTAAGAATTTTATTTTTAAAAAAAACAACGATGAAGAAATTAGATATAATCTATTTAGACATAGACGAAGAAAAATTGAACGATGGAATTGATGCAGTTTCTCTTGTGGAATTTCCTGCAATAGAAGAAAATTTCGTTGCATTAAACGACCACAAAATCGAACTGAAAGCAATTGACGAAGAGAAAAGAATAGTTATCGGACTTGCGTTAGTACCCGAAAAGAATATCTATCGCAGAAATGGTGATTACGAGTATTACATTCGATTCTCGGAAGATACGGTTAGAAGAGCAGCAGAAGGATTTATGCGTAAGATGAAACTTCACAATTCTACTTTAGAACACGCTGAACAAGCAGATGGAATTTATACAATAGAATCTTGGATTGTCGAAGATTCTGAAAAAGACAAGAGTGCTTTGTATGGTTTGAACGCACAGAAAGGTAGTTGGGTAATCACACAACGAATCGAGAACGATGAAATATGGAATGATATCAAAGAAGGCAAGTACAAAGGATTCTCAATCGAAGGGTACTTTAGTGAGCAGACTGACTTATCCTTGACAGATGATGAGAAACTACTGGAAAGAATTAAGAAAGCAATTCGTATGGCAGAGAAATCTTTCGATGACTATCCACAAGCAGTACGAAACAATGCTCAAAAAGGTATCGACTTGAAT